TAGAGGTCATGGATCAAGGCGGCTTGATTGACCTGCCGCTGCGAGTCAACGGTCTGGAAGTCAAGGTCAGCCCTGTCTCTCCATTGGCAATGGCTCAGAACATGGACGAGATCAACAACATCATGCAGTTTATGCAGATTGCTCAATCTATGGGGCCAGAAGGTCAGATGTCAATCAAGGTGGGCGCTACCGTAGATTACATTGCTGACAAGCTAGGTGTGCCTGCTGTGGTGCGAAATAGCCCACAAGAGCGTGAGCAGATGGCGCAACAAGCTATGCAAATGGCGCAGCAAGCTCAACAAGCGCAACAAGGGCAGGCGGCTCCTGAAGGCGCTCCAATGCCAGAGGGTATGGCATGAGTGGATGGGACGACTTGGAGGGCGGCTTAGCCCCAATTGAGCAAGATCAGAAGCAAATCGATATGAACATCTTGATGGCCCGTACATTCGGGACTGATGATGGAGAGAAGGTGCTAGCGTGGATGCGACAGTTTTATCTGGAACAACCATGTTGGCAACCAGGCGCGGATGCCTCCTTTGGGCAATGGAGGGAAGGACAGAACGCTGTAATCCGCGATATTGAAGCCCGTATCCGAAAGGCAAAAACTAATGACCGATGAGGCAAATGATAACTCTGGCCTGCTAGATTCCGTAACCGTGGATGATGAGCAGACAACCGAGAGCCAAGCGCAAAGCATCGAACACCAACAACCAGAAGCTGAAGAAAAGTCAGCAGCGGAGAGGCCTGATTTCTGGCCTGAGAAGTTCTGGAACAAAGATGAGAACGCCCCTGACATGGAGGGCATGAGCAAATCTTATGCTGAACTTGAAAAACAATTCCGAGCAGGCAAGCACAAACCTCCTGCTGATGGCAATTACAGCTTGGACGGCATTGAGAATATATCTGATGATGATCCTGTTGTCCAATCTTATAAAGGGTGGGCGGCAAAGTACGGAATCAGCCAACAAGCCTTTAGCGAGCTGGCGTCTGAGATTGCTACCATGGGCGGTGAGAAGGCTGAAGAAGTTGAGTACAGCATTAAAAAGGAGCGTGAAGCGCTAGGCCCTAATGCTGATGCAATCATCTCCAATATGGCTACTTGGGCTAAGGGATTGGTTCAAAAGGGCATTTGGGGCAAAGAGGATTTTGATGAGTTCAAGGTCTGGGGCGGCACAGCCAATGGTTTAAAAGCCATGATGAAGCTGCGCTCTACCTATGAGGGGCGTGTACCTACTCAATCAGCACCGTCAGCAGACGCTCCTAGTAAGGAAGAATTGATGGCGATGGTTGGTAACCCTGAGTACAAGACAAATCCGTCATATCGTGCTAAAGTAGAAAAACTCTTTCAGCAAGCATTTCCTGATTGAGTGTCATCTTTCTCCTGAGTGTTGGCCCCTGCTTGACAGGGGTCTTTTTTTTGCTATACTTGTATCCGTTGTCGTGGAAAACAACGTAGGCCACTTAGTTAAGTATCTTGCTCTTTTAAGACACGGGTGTATTGTCTTATTAGGGTTTCCACCAAGGTACTTAATCAAGTGGCTTTTTTGTTTCTACGTCATCCGTCAGGGCGCGTTAGCTATGGTTTGTATGGACTGAACCCAAGAAACACGGGGCTTGCCACACCCGCAAGATAACCCCACTAGCCTGTCAACGAGGGACTAGGGTAGACAGAGTGAAAGCGGTGGGACAAGCGCTCTGTTGGATGAATCGTTGCCTTATGGGTTTACTAGGGGGGTCATTGATTGACCCTCTGGGTAGGGAAGGATACCGTTGCTATCCACCCTTGGGGAAGCTATGCTTAAAAAATAGTTGACACAGATGTAAAACTATGAGATACAATGTGGCTGTGGATAACCCGTAAGGGCCTGCTATGGTGGTGAACCACCCAGTTGCTCGGCTGAAACCGAGAAGCTGAGGCCTGTCAATGGTGACAGATAACCGAGGCGTTAAAACCTTAATTTTCTGGAGTAATCATCATGGCTACTGGTATCGCTACCGCCTTTGTCACGCTATTTGACGCTGAAGTCAAACAAGCCTATCAAGCTGAATCTATGTTGCGTAACGCAGTTCGCCTGCGTACTGGCGTAGAAGGCTCAACATATAAGTTCCCCAAAATCTCTGCTGGCGCTGCTGTTGCCCGTGGTACCTTGTCTAGCGACGTGACCGCCCTTGGCATCACCTACGCTCAGGCTACCGCCACAATGAGCGACTGGGTTGCCGCTGAGTACACCGACATTTTTGGTCAAACCAAGGTTAACTTTGACGAGCGCTCTGAGCTGGTTCAAATCGTTGGTAAGTCAATCGGCCGTCGCTCAGATCAGTTGGTTCTGACTGCTTTGGACGCTGCGTCAACTAGCTTGACTGTTGCCACTAGCGTTGGCGGTGCTGACACTAACCTGAACTTGGACAAGCTGTTGGAAGCCAAGCGCCTGATGGACGCTGGTAACGTGCCATCATCTGACCGTTGCTTTGTGATCCACGCAAACAACTTGGCTGGTCTGTTGGCTGAGACCAAAGTCACCTCTAGCGACTACGCTAACGTTAAGGCGTTGGTGCAGGGTCAAGTTGACACGTTCATGGGCTTCAAGTTCATCACTATGGGTGACTTGAGCGAAGGTGGTTTGCCTTTGGCGTCTGGTGTGCGTACAAACTACGCATTCCACAAGTCTGCTATTGGCTTGGCCGAGAGCCTTGGCCCTAAGACTGAAATCAACTATGTGCCACAGAAGACCTCATGGTTGGTCAACTGTATGTACTCTGCTGGTTCAGTTGGCATCGACAATGCTGGTATTGTTGAAGTCGCCTGTACTGAGTAATCGGTAGCTAGCAACGGGGGGTTCCTGCGGGTCAGGGACTCCCCATTTTTGGATGTGAGGACAAGATGGCAATTGGCGATACAGCGTTAACAGTCTGCTCAGACTCCCTACTATTGCTAGGGGCGCGACCAATCAGTTCTTTTACTGAAGGGACAGACGCCGCTAATTTGTGCGACCGACTCTATCCAGGCATTAAGAAGTCAACTTTGCAAAGCTACCATTGGGGCTTTAGCTTTAAAACAGCTCAGTTGGCAAGAACAATCAATACCCCCGTAAACGAATATCTGTACGAATACGCCCTGCCATCTGATCGGCTAGGGTCTGTGTATCGCGTTTACAACAGCACTAGCGTAGGCGCTCCAACGGTCAAAGACTGGGAGATTATGGGCGACAAGCTGCTTGCCAACTACGAGACTGTTGTTGCGGATTACCAATTCTTGATGGATGAAGCGGCTATGCCTGCTTACTTTATTCAGCTACTCAAATACATGATGGCATGGCACTTAGCCGAGCCTATTACTGACCAGATTGCAAAGACTCAATACTGGCAATCTGTTGCCATTGGCTCCCCAAGCGAAAACAGCCGAGGCGGGTATTTCCGTACCGCGTCAGGCATTGATGGTCAGGGCAACCCGACACAAGCATTTGAAGACTTCAGCTTGATTGACGTGAGGTTCTAATGACCCGCATAGTTCAAATACAAACGAACTTTGCTAGCGGCGAGATTGATCCGCTGCTCCGTGCGCGGGTAGACATCAATCAGTACCAAAACGGCGCAGAACGGCTTGAGAACGTCTTGGTGCAACCGCAAGGCGGGGTACGTCGCAGAGGCGGCATGAAGTACCTCTACGAGCTTCCTGCTGGCGCTAATCCGCAAAACGGCACGCGCACTATTGCTTTTGAGTTTAGCGTTACCGACCACTATATGTTAGTGTTCACTAACCAGCGGATGTACATCTTTAAAGATCGGACGCTGATAACGAACATTAACGGCACAGGCAACGACTACCTTGCTGTTACGGCTGTCACAAGTGATATTCTGTCAACGATGTGCTGGACACAAAGTGCTGACACATTGATTGTCACCCACAAAGACATCAACCCTGTACGCATTGTTCGTGATGCTACTGATTCGTCTTGGACTGTTAGTAATCTAGCGTTTGACAGCATACCTAAATATGCGTTTACGCTATCACTTAGCAACCCTGGGGCAACACTTACGCCATCAGACGTTAGCGGCAGTATTACCTTAACGGCTAGCACAGGCGTGTTCTCTGCTGGCTCTGTTAATCAGTACATCAACATTGCTCCCCAAGGTCGGTGTCGCATTGTTTCTTACATCAGCACCACCAAAGTAGAGGCTGTAACTGAAATCCCGTTGTTTAGCACGGATGTTGTTGCAAGCGGTAATTGGGAGTTAGAAGCTGGTTATGAAAACGTTTGGAGTGTGTCACGGGGGTGGCCTCGCACTTGTACATTCCATGAGGGTCGATTGTTTTTTGGCGGGTCTAGGTCGCGTCCATCAACAATGTGGGGCAGCAAGGTCGCCTTGTTTTTTGACTTCAATCCTGACCAAGCGTATGACGATGACGCCATTGAAGCAACGCTAGATACGAACAGCTTGAACATCATCACAGACATGATCTCTGGTCGTGACTTGCAGGTGTTTACAACTGGTGGCGAGTTCTTTGTCCCGCAACAAGGTCTTGACCCGATTACGCCAGCTAACTTCTTTGCAAAGGCTGTGAGCCGTAATGGTTCACGCGAGGGCATCCGAGTTCAGCAATTGCAGTCTGGTACGTTGTATGTGCAGCGCCAAGGCAAAGCCCTAAATGAGTTCCAGTACAACGACACAACCTTGTCGTACATCAGCACTAGCATTAGCTTGCTGTCTAGCCATTTAATTAACAACCCGATTGAATTGGCGTTACGCAAAGCTAGTAGCACAGAAGAGTCCGACTCTTTGTTGATGTTAAATGGCGACGGCACGATCTCAGCTTACTCGATCTTGCGTCAGCAAAATGTGATTGCGCCAAGCCGCATTATTACTAACGGCGACATCAAGGACGTTGGCGTTGATATTGAAGACATCTACACCGTAACGAAGCGAACCTTTGATAGTGTTGATCGGTACTTTATTGAGGTTCTTGACGACGCTAGCCTTACGGATTGTTCGTTTCAAGGCGGCGCGGCATCTGGTGCGTCTAGCTTGCCGCATGAGGGCGCGTCCATAAACATCCTTGCCGACGGTAATGTGTTGGCGGATGAGGTCGTTACTAGCGGCGCTGTGACTTTTGACCGAGCCAGCACCACTAGCTATGAAGTCGGGCTAGGCTTTAACGTCGTTATCAAAACGCTACCGTTTGAGCCGCGAATGTCTGTTGGTGTGCGTACTGGGTTTAAGAAGCGCATATTGGAAGTCAACGCCATCTTGTATGAAACACAGCATTTGATTATCAACGACGTGCTTGTGCCTATTAGGACATTGGACACAGCGGGTACATTAGACGCATCAACTATTGAGTTTACGGGTACTAAGGTAATCAACGGGTTACTTGGTTACACAAAAGACGCGCAAATTACGGTAAGCCAAAACTTACCATTAAAGCTGACTTTGCTTGGGCTTGAGTTCAAGATGTCGGTGTACGGAGGCACATAAATGGCGGCAATAGCAGCATTTGCGGCGGCTAACGCAGGGACGTTGCAAGCAATCGGCGCGGTAGTTAGCGCTGTTTCAACAATTTCTCAAGCGTCGGCGCAGTCTCAACAATACAAAATGCAAGCTCAACAAGCTGAGTTGCAAGGTCGTCAAAATGCTTTGAATTACAGCAGGCAAGCCTACACGGTGCTAGAAAGGCAACAGCAATTAGCGGGAGCAGCTAGGGCAAGAGCCGCTTCTGGTGGCGTTGATCCTTTGACGGGAAGCCCAATGACCATTCAACAAGTTGACGCAATGAAGGCTGGTGAAGAATACGGCATTGCAAAAGAAAATGCTGAGATGGCCATCTATGGCGGCTTGGCTCAATCCCAGAGTTTACGTTCTGCCGCAAGCACGACAATGACCACAGGCTTACTTTCTGCCGCAGGTAATTTGGCGCTAGCTGGCGGGAAGTATGGCGAGACAATGGTTCCTAAAGTATCAGAGTCAGGAATTGTCTAATGGCAACACTACCACGCTATCAAAACTTAGGCATACAGTACGCTGATCTGCCAAAAATATCTACGGCGGCACAGCAAGCGCAGGTGCAAGGCTTTGAGGTCTTAAACCGTAGCCTAGACCGCATGACTTCTTACTTCCAAGGTCAAGCTGAAACTGAGGCTAAGAAGCAGGCTAAAAAGTATGCTGTTGAAAATCCGCTAACAACAAGCCAGCTAGAGGCGGCATTAAAAGATCCATCAACTTTAAAAATTGAAGGCGCTGGCTCAATATTTCAAGAGACATACCAAGCGTATGCCGCAAGCCAGTTGTCTACCGACTTGCAGTTGCAAGCTGGCACAGAGTTAAAATCGATTGAGCTAGATTTTGAGGCTGGTAATATTGACGCCTCATCTGCTGCTCAAAAGATGCGTGACTTGCTAGACGGGCAATCATCTGTGATGAATATTGTTAGCCCAGAGGCTTCAATTCAACACCGATCTGCTGTTGCTACGTTGGCTAAGACTTCGTACAACAAGGTTCTTGATCTCCAGCAAAAAGCAGACTTTGCCATTGAAAGCGCAAAGTTAGAGCTTGGTTTGCAAAACCTGCCCGCACAGCTTGAGGACATTATCAAATATAACGCGAACTCAATTGACCCAGAGACGGGCAAACCTGTTGACTTGCAAAAGCTGATGGCTATACAACTTCAGCCATACGCCGAATCAATCCGTAAACTAGGCGGCGACAAGTCTTATTTTGAAAAAGCGTTAAAAATGGTGGACGAAGCAAAAGTTGGTGCTTTGTCTGGTTATTTGGCTGATAGAAGCGTTAGCAAAAGCGCATCAGAGATGTCTGACAGATTTTTGAGTGGTGATTTTGGTGACTTAACTAAAGTCTATCAATCGCTAACGCAAGACCAAAAAGACGATGTTTACGCCAAGGCAGCTCAATCGTTTACAACTGAATACACGGCAAGGAAAAATGCCCAGAGCCTGGCTGATGATGAAAACAAGGTGAAGGGCAAAGCGATTGCTTTGCGTGTTTTGGATGGCAACATTTCTGGCAATGAAAAACGGAAGTTAGTTAGGCAAATGGTTGCTCTTGACTACATCACGTTTCAGTCTGGCGAAGAAATGCTGAAGCCCAAAGACCCGCCTATGAACCCGAGGCTTGAGTTTGATCTTCTTAGAAAGATAAACCGTGGCGACTTAACGGCCGACGAACTTGTTAAAGAGTCGCCACGCCTATCAAATAGCCAGTTTGTCTCACTAGGCAGGGCTTTGCTTAATGCTGAAGACGCAGAGGCTAAACGTGCGTTCAAAGCTGTTGCTGGCATCATCGAAGGCCAACAGGTTATTGGTGACTCAAAGATTACGATCTACGGCCTTTTGGATAGAAACTACATGGAGCTTAGAAAGCTCGAAAATCCTGACGGTACGCCTAAATACACGCCTGCCCAAGCAAGGGAAGAGGCTATTAGAAAGTATGAAAAAGATGATACTGCGAAAAACAAACGGGAAAAACGTAATAACGCTGAAAGAATTATTCGGGACGAATTAGGCAATGTAGCCAAAGACATCCCAATTGAGTCTATTGACTTCAACCACGATGCAGTTAAGGGTGTTGCAAACAAAGCCGTAAGAGATCGGTTGATAGAGCAACAGCGCATTTACAAAGAAAATTTATGATTGGCGGCTAGCCTATGGCTGAACTTGAAAAACGATTAAGCACCGAGTGGGATAATTTGTATTATCCTGCCGAGCAAGTGGGAGCTTTGGAGCCAGAGGGCTTGCCTATGGAGGCTCCCGCTGGCAGTCAAGCCGTCACGCCTGCTGAGTTTGCTATGGACATAGGCAATTTGGCTAAAGGTGTTGCGACTGGAGCTATGGGCATTGTTGGCGACACGATCTCCATTGGTCGTGGCTTGTACGAGATTGGTCGTCGTGGTGGCGATGAAAGCGCATTGGATGCGTTCCTGAAGGGCATGGAAGGCCAGACTATTGCTCCGACGACTGAAGACATCAACAAGTGGATTGATGAGAACGTCCCACTGCCAGATCGCATGAAGGGCGGCTCAGTCCCAGGGTTTGTCGGCGAGGTTGTGGCTCCAGTCGGCGCTTTAACCAAGGTTGTAAAAGTTGGGGCTAAAGGCGGCAAGGCTGTTGGTAAGGCTCTTGCAAGCGAAGCAGCCAAGCAGGTTGAAAATATGCTGGATAGGCAAGGCTTAATATTAAAGTTTGGCCCTGACTCCAAAGTTCAAATACCAGTCGCCCCCAAACTTGAAACACCTCAGTTCAATAAATGGTTTGGTGGGAGCAAGGTTTTAGACGCTGAAAGTAAGCCGTTGCTTATGTATCACGGCACAAACAAGGGTGGTAATGAGGGGCTTGACTTTTTTGATACCTACTCAGGGAGACACGGTTTGTTCGGTCAAGGCTCTTATTTCACAGACAACGCTGATGTAGCAAGCTCTTACACAAAAAAAGGCAAGGGGCAAAATCCAGCGGTTTACCCTGTTTACTTGTCTATTAAAAACCCCATTGACATGGATGCTGCCGCCGACCCAAATGTTTGGCTAAAGGCGTTTCCAGACGGTTTAGATTATTTTCCAGAGTCAGGCTCAAACGAAAAGTTTTACAGGGCTATGGAAGAGTTTTATATGGATGAAGGCTACTCTGCTGCCGAAGCTCCAGGCGCAATGATGGAGACTTTAATGGAGATGGGTTTTGATGGCATTACTCACATTGGCGGCGGCAGGGTTGCCCAAGATGGTGTAAAGCACCGCGTCTACATTGCCTTTGAACCAGAGCAAGTTAAGTCCGTTTTCAATAAGGGGACGTTTGACCCTAGCGACTCACGGATTCTAAATAGCGCTGCTGGCGGTAGTGTTGCAAGTGGCGCTGGTTCAGCTACAATGGACAAAGAGCAAAAGGCTAAGTAATGGCAATCAAATCGCTTGATAACAGACTAGATCAGCTTGCTAAAGAAAATACGTCCCTTGATGCGTATTCTAGCGAGGCGGCAAAGGCTTCCCCGCTTGATGACTTGTCAATGCAGACAACATCAACCCCCCAAGAATTTGATGAAGGCGTCCAAGTTGCTAGCTTGCGTGGCGGCATTAAACTTGGCTTAGAGGCCGTTAAAGCTGCAACCAAAAAAACAACGGAGCCAATTGTCAGAGAAGTGGCAGCAGGCGAGAAGGCCGTAGAAGAGGTAAAGAAGGCCGTACAAGCTACTGGCAAAAAGGTTGAAGAAAAGCCTGTTGCCGATGCTGATGCTGCGCTTTTAGCCGATGAAGTACAGGCCGCTCCAGTTGAGGTTGTGGCAAAGAAAACAACTGTACCTGTTACAACAGAAGACAAAGCAATTGCTGGCTTGTCTGCCAAAGCCGCTGAAAAAGCCGCCGATAAACCAGACTTCCTTGATGAGCTAGTTGTTAAATGGGATGAGTTGCGGCAAAAAGATATGTCTGGAAATGTGCCAGGCGAGAACGATGCTGTCTTTTTGTCAAAGAGTACAGAGGTCGCCAACGATACCAATGCTTTGATTGAGGCTTTAGCTCGTGTTGGTGGAACAGGCAAAAAGCGCATTACTTGGCAAGGTGTTGAGCGCGACATAGACCAAAAGGGCTATGGTGTTGATTTCTTAGACAAGTTGGTTTCTGGTAAGTTAAATGTTAATGCGGAGACTGCTAAACGGGTAGCCAATACATACGTTGCTGCCGTTGACCAGATTGAAGCGTCCGTTGATAAGATTGCAAAAGGCATTGCAACGCCAGAAGAAATTGTCAAGACTGAGCAAGCAGTGCAGTTAGCTCAAATTGTCACTCAGGCATCAGAAGGTTACATTACAAACATCGCTCAATCGTTTGGTATTTTGCGGGCTATTAGAACGCCAGATGTCAGAATATCAGACTTGATGACCATGGTTGGCGACCAGGGTGATATGCAAATGTTTGCCCAAGCCTACATGAAGACGAAGAGCGTCCAAGGCCGCGCTGACTTAATTAAGGCAAGGGCTGTCGGCAACAATTGGGAGAAGGTTTTTGGCGTGTATGTCAACACGTTGCTTCAGAACCCTGGCACTCACGTTAAGAACATCTTGTCAAGCACCATATTTTTACCATGGCGGCTGACAGAAAGAGTTGCTGCATCTGGCATTGGCTCGGCTAGGCGTATGTTTGGTCTTGGTGAAAAAGATGCTTATCGGCTATCTGAGGTGTCGTCTATTGTTGTTGCCACCCCTCACGCAATGTTGCAAGGGATCAAGTTGGCTGGTCATGCCTTTACAGAGGGCGTGCCAAAAGATTGGACTGATCCGCTAAAGATTGCACGGCAACAGCAACGCATGGAATTGTTTAACCGTAGTGGGGATGGGTCATTAGCTGACTTGTCTTTGAAGGCGTTAAACATGGTTGCGACCATGCCTGGACGCGCCTTGATGACCGCCGATCAGTTTTTCAGAACGATCAACCAAACACATGAATTGGCGGCTGAAACGACAAGGCTTGCTTTAAATACTTATGACGAGGCGCTTGCCGCAGGCAAATCAGCGACTGATGCTGAAGCTCTTGCATCTGAGGCAATTGCAAAGTTTGTAAAAGACCCGCCGCCAGGAATCAAAGAGCAAGCAGAGGTTGGTACTTTTACGCAGCGCTTAGAAGGAACGGCGGGGAAGATTGCTCAAACATTGCAGCCAGATACGCCAATTAAGCTACTGGTCAGAAGTCAGCTACCGTTCTTGAGCACGCCGATCAACATTTATGGCGAAGTAGTTAGCAGGACTCCTTTTGCGCTTTTTAGCAAAAACTTAATATCTGATCTTAAAAAAGGCGGAACTAGAGAAAGCGATATGGCGCTAGCCAAGATAGGCGTTAGCTCTGCTCTGATGTACCAATCAAGCCAATGGGCGTCACAAGGCGTACTCACTGGTTCTGGCCCAGGAGATCGCGCAAAACGTGCGGCAATGGAGCGGCAGGGCTGGCAAGCGTATAGCTATGTTTACAACACCGAAGACGGTGTTATTGACAACCTGATGAGGTTGGCGATTGATAAATACCCCGGCAAAGTAACTCAAGGGGTGGGTGACTTTGAGGGGAAAATATTTATCAGTTTTCAAGGCCTTGAGCCGTTTGGCGCTCTTTTGGGTATGGGCGCTGATACATTTGAATATGCCAAGTATGAGCAAGACGACAGCAAATATACAGCCGTAGTTGGCGGCTTAGTTTTTGGTATGGCAAACTATATGCTTGAACATCCATTCTTACAGGGTGTTTCAAATTTTGCGTCATTGATTGGCGGTGTAGTACCAAACAAGCGGGAAAACTTTATCCGCATAGTTAACGGCATGACAGAGATGGCTGGTACTGCTCTTTTAACTACTGCAAAAATGCCTGTGCAAGCTATTGGCATGATGGCTAATGACCGTCTAGACGACGAGGCGTACCGTTATGCTTGGAGAGATCATCCAAACTTACCAGCAGGCATTCAAGGTCTTGCAGATGCTTTTGATAAGCAAAGGGCGCGTACTCCTGGTTATGAGGCGTTGGCGGTTTGGGCGGGGATGGAGCCGCTTGAGGTCGCTTTAAATGTATGGGGCAATGAAAAAGTGGATGATTACCCCATGTCGCCTTTGCGAGCTAAAAAAGGCAAATATGATCCCATTGACCAAGCGCTTGATCGGCAAAATATATCACTACCAAACCCGTCATACAACATTACGGTGGTTGATGCAGAAACAGGGCTGTCTGTAAAAACAAAGCTGTCTGATCGAGAGCGGAACAGAATGATTCGCATCGCTAATGACGAACTCGGCTTGCGCAAGAAAATTGGCAAGATTCTTAGCTCATATGAAAAATTTAGCGGCGTTAAAAGAATTCAATTCCGGTCGCTTGTTGAGGCTGAGTTTAGCCAAGTTTTTGACGAGGCCAGAGAAAAGCTAATAGAAGAAAGCATTTACTCTGGTGACATTAAAAATCGCGCTGCTGAAAAGGCGGCGGCGCTTCTTGAATTTGAGCAAGGACGGTAACCATGGCATATCCGATTTCAGACGTAACACGACGCATAGTCTATTCAGGCTCTGCGGGTACTGGCCCGTACAGCTTTGCTTTCGAGGTGCTTGAGCAGACCGACATTGCGGTTTACAAGAACACCACGCTGCTGACAATCACCACGGACTACACCGTAACCATTGGGG